TGATAAAACCTGGTATATAACCAGGGATTATTATATGTGGTTAAATTTCCTTCCTATTTTTAACAAAGAAATACAAAAGTACGGCTTTGCTGATGTAAGGGATGCACAGTACCATATGGCTCTGTATGAAATCTTAGCAGAGCTTGACTATAAACACTGTGCTATTTTAAAGAAACGTCAGATTGCTAGCTCATACTTTCATTGTGGAAAGCTTATAAACCAGATATGGTTTGAGGAAGGCGTTACCCTAAAGATGGGAGCTAGTCTCAAAGACTATATCAATGAGAAGGGTAGCTGGAAATTCCTTAATGAATATGAGTCATTTCTAAACAAACATACTGCTTGGTATAGACCTATGAATCCAGACAAAGCAATGTTCTGGCAACAAAAGATTGAGATTGTAAATTTTGTAGGTGGTCAAAAAAGAAAAAGTGAATTAGGTCTCAAGGGTGTGATCCAGGCTATGTCATTTGAGAAAAGTCCTACTACCGGTGTCGGTGGTCCTACTAAATACTTCTTCCATGAGGAGGCTGGTATTGCCCCTAAGATGAATCAGACCTATGAGTACCTAAGACCGGCACTTAGATCAGGTATGATTACTACAGGTACATTCATAGCAGCAGGTTCTGTGGGTGATCTCAGTCAATGTGATCCTTTAAAAAAGCTGATCATGCACCCTGAAGACAATGATATATATGCAGTGTTTTCAGATCTTATAGATGATAAAGGTACAATTGGAACAACCGGTTTATTCATTCCTGAGCAGTGGTCTATGCCACCCTATGTAGATAAGTATGGTAATTCTAAAGTAGAAGAAGCTTTAGAAGCACTAGATATACAATTTGCTGATTGGAAGCAGAAACTAGACCCCCAGGAATATCAACTCCGTATATCACAGCATCCTCGTAATGTAAAGGAAGCATTTGATTTTAGAAGTGTCTCTCTTTTTCCAGGACATCTTATATCAGCTCAAAATCAAAGGATAGAAGAGAAAGAATATCCATATGAGTTCCTTGATATTTACAGGAATGCTAAAGGAGAAGTTGCTGTAGAGACAACTAACAAGCTTCCTATCATTGAATTCCCCATATCAAAAAATACAGAGGATAAAACAGGTGTTTTGGTTGTATGGGAAAGACCTGATAAAAATGCAGAGTTTCTTACCTATTATGCATCTGTTGACCCTGTTGGAGAAGGTAAGGCTGAACATGTTGATAATATGTTATATACACCAGAAGGTAGAAAAAGAATAGGCGATATTAAAATTGGAGATAAGGTTATAGGATCTGATGGAGGAGCTATTAATGTAATAGGTGTTTATCCACAAGGAATTAAAAAAATGTGTAGTATAACATTCAGTGATGGACATAGTATTAAAGTATGTGAAGATCACTTATGGGATGTAAAACTAAATGGTGGAACAAAAGGATATATTACACTTTCTGTAAAAGATTTACTAGACAATACTAAAACAATTACTTATAATGGAACAGGTAGAAATAGTAAAAAAGAATATATAGTTTCCCCTTATTATAAAGATAAGCAAAATAGAAATAAATGGTCAATACCAATAGTTAAACCTATTGGTTTTGATTCTGGTAAAAGATTACCTATCAATCCCTATTTATTAGGTTTGCTATTAGGTGATGGTGGCTTATCACAAAAGTCTATTAGATTTAGTACAGTTGATACAGAGTTAATTAATTCTATTGAGCATATTTTAGAAGATGACTTATTAATAAAAAAGGTTAAAAATTCAAATTGTGATTACTCAATTGTTACAAAAGTTGGTTTAAGAAATTCATTAACTAAAAGATTAAAAGAATTAGGTTTAAAAGGTAAAAGATCTGAAGATAAATTTATACCTCAAGAATACATGTATGCAATGGGGTCTAGTAGATTATCTTTATTACAAGGGTTAATGGATACAGATGGTTCTTATTCAAATCATGGAGCAGAATTTTATTCATCATCAAAAAGATTAGCTTATCAAGTTGTTGAATTAGTTCAATCATTAGGGGGAATAGCAAAAATAAGATGTAAAAAAACAACTCATTTAGATTCTTATATTGTAAGAGTCTTATTACCTGAATATCTTAATCCTTTTATATTAACAAGAAAAAGAAAAATTTATAGACCATCAAAAGTATTTAGTAGATATATAACAAACATAGAATACGTAGATGATGCAGAAGCTGTATGTATATCAGTTGATGCACCTGATAATCTTTATGTTACTGAACATGCTTTAGTTACACATAATACAACAACATCAGAATCTCTATGTTCTATATATGTATATAAAACAGCAGTAGAGGTAACTAAAAATAATGGTTCTGAGATTGAGACTTATGTAGAATCTGATAAAATAGTAGCTGCCTGGTGTGGTAGATTTGATGATATCAATAAAACTCATGAGAGATTAGAGATGATAATTGAATGGTATAATGCCTGGACTATTGTGGAAAACAACATTAGCCAGTTCATTAACTATATGATTTACAGAAAGAAACAAAAGTATCTAGTACCTAGATCTCAGATTCTTTTCCTTAAAGATATTGGGGCTAATGCCAATGTATACCAAGACTATGGGTGGAGAAACACCGGTACTTTGTTTAAGAGTCATATGCTAAGTTATGCAATTGAATATCTTAAGGAAGAACTGGATCATGATGTTACCTCTGAAGGAAAAGTAGTAAGGACAAAATATGGTGTTGAAAGAATACCAGACCCTATGCTATTAAAAGAAATGATAGCTTACAGAGATGGTGTTAACGTGGATAGACTAGTTAGCTTTGCAGCACTTATAGCTTTTGCAAAAGTTCAGCAAGCTAATAGGGGTTACAAAAAGCGTTATGAGGAAACAGATCTAGCTAAAAAATTGGATAACTCAAATAAATTCAGTAAATTAACTAAGAGCCCTTTTCGTAATTTAGGAGGAAGTGGCTCAAAGAATGATACAATGAGAATTCCTAAACAGCCATTTAGAAATTTAAAATAATATGCAAATATATAATGCCTTACAGGCTAAAGCCGGTGCCAAGACAGAGTACAACAAAATGGGTACTCTTAATCAACCTATTCAGTTTTTACCTAGATCTAAAAAAGATGAAGATTGGGCTGCTTGGTGTTTAGATTGGTTGGAGTGGCAAGGTCTTAAAATGGTACGTAGAAATGCCAGAAGACTTATGAAAAACTATAAGCTGGCTAAAGGTATTATAGATAGAAGTGATTATATCATTGAGGAAGATAATGAGAATGCCGATTTAATTGATACTTTAACTAGAGATGATATATCTGCCTTAGAATTAAAGTTTTATCCCATTATTCCTAATGTGATTAACACCCTTACATCTGAGTTCTCTAAAAGAGTAACCCGTGTAACTTATTCAGCTGTAGATGAAAACTCTTACAATGAAATGTTAGAGCTTAAAAAGTCTCAGGTTGAGCAAGTTCTTATGTTTGAGGCACAGCAAAGAATGAACAGTAATATGATGGCTATGGGTATTGATCCAGAGTCAGAAGAGTACGGTCAAGCTATGGCTCCAGAAAATCTTAAAACTCTTCCTGAGATTGAGGCTTTCTTTCAAAAAGATTACCGTTCTATGGTTGAGCAATGGGCTGAGCATCAGCATAAAGTTGATGTTGAGCGGTTTGGTATGGATGAACTAGAGGAAAGAGGTTTCCGTGATTTGCTTATTACTGATAGAGAGTTCTGGCATTTTAAAATGATGGAGGATGACTATGAGGTAGAGCTATGGAATCCTGTACTAACATTTTATCAAAAGTCACCAGATAGACGATATATGTCAGACTCTAACTGGGTTGGTAAGTATGATATGATGACCGTAGCTGATGTCATTGACAAGTATGGCTGGTTGATGACTGAAGAACAAATGGCTTCCATAGAACTTATCTATCCGGTAAGATCTGCAGGTTACCCTATTCAGGGATATCAAAATGACGGAAGCTATTATGATGGTAACAAATCACATGAATGGAATACTAATATGCCATCACTTGGTTACCGTCAGTTTACTTCTATGTGGGATAGCGCTGTTTATGGTGGTGATATTGTAAACTGGATCATGATGGAGAATGAAGATTACCTTGATTTAGGTATGTCTAATCTTCTACGTGTAACAACTGTATATTGGAAATCACAACGTAAGGTAGGTCATCTTACTAAGATTACAGAGTCTGGTGAAGTTATATCAGATATTATAGATGAAGACTATAAGGTAACTGTAAAACCTCAATACAATACTACCTTACAGGTAAATAAAAACAAGTATAATCTTGTTTATGGTGAGCATATTGAATGGATATGGATTAACCAAGTATGGGGTGGTGTAAAGATTGGACCAAACAGACCTACATTCTGGGGTACTAACAACCCAGGCGGTATCACACCTATCTATTTGGGTATTGATAATAACCACATAGGGCCCCTCAAGTTTCAGTTTAAGGGTGAGAACTCACTCTATGGATGTAAGCTACCGGTAGAAGGATCTGTTTTTTCAGATAGAAATACCAGATCTACAGCACTTGTAGACCTAATGAAACCATTCCAAATTGCCTATAATATTGTCAATAATCAAATTGCTGATATTCTTATAGATGAACTTGGAACAGTCATCATGCTTGACCAAAACTCTTTGCCTAGACACTCACTAGGTGAAGATTGGGGTAAGTCTAACTATGCTAAGGCATATGTGGCCATGAAGAATTTTCAGGTACTTCCTTTAGATACATCTATCACTAATACAGAAAATGCATTAAACTTCAACCATTTCCAAAAATTGGACATGTCACAAACTGAACGTTTGATGTCAAGGGTACAGCTTGCTCAATATTTTAAACAACAAGCTTTTGAAGTTATTGGTATTACTCCACAGCGTTTAGGTCAAGAAATAACCAGGCAAACTGCTACCGGTATAGAGCAATCTATCAACGCTAGTTATGCTCAGACTGAGACTTACTTTATTCAGCACTGTGATTATCTTATGCCAAGAGTTCACCAAATGAGAACTGATTTGGCCCAGTATTATCACTCTACTAAACCATCTACCAGACTAAAATACATAACCACTCTAGATGAGCAAAAGAAATACAAGTGGTGCAAGTATCTATGATTTGGGTAACATTATGAAGTCTGAGTCCATTGCTGAAGTTACTCATATCCTGAAAGAAAATGAGAAGAAAATGGAAATGAGAAGAAAAGAAGAAATGGCTCAGGAACAACAAATGCAGGAGCAAGCTCTTATGGCTAAAGCTGAGGAAGAAAGAATGAAGCTTGAGTTTGAGGCTACTGAGAATGATAAAGACAGAAAAGCTAGAATTCTTGAGGCTCAGATTAAAGCAGCCGGTTATGGATCTATGGCAGATCTTAATGAAAACCAGCAATCTGACTACATAGATGCTTTAGACAGAATTCAAAAAACTCAGAACTATCAGGATACTATGAACCTTAATAGAGAGAAAGAGAGCAATAAAATTATTCAGTCTAGAGAAAAAATACAAGTAGAAAAAGAGAAGATTAATGCACAAAAAGAAATTGCTAATATCCAATTAAAAATTGCAGAAGAGAACAAAAACAAGTATGATGTGTCCAAGAAAGATAAAGATAAAAATAAAAAATCTAAGTGATAGCTATAGGATACATTTTATTTTCTAGAAGCAAAAAATTTTTAAAGTTTAGGAATTTACATTTGCGTATATTAATACTGTAGATATTTAATAAACCAACAACAATTCATAATGAGTACACCAGAAAACACTACTGTTGTAGAAACAGTTGACATAGACCTAGACAATATTTTGGGTATTCCGGGAGCAGATAGTATTATGCTTCCAGAAGAAAAAAAACCTAATGTATTTTCAACGGGAAGTGCAGACACAAAGTTCCTTGACAACCCTATAGAATCTAGTAATGATTCTGATAAAGAGAAAGAAGACAAAACTTCTTTTACTGATGTTTTAAAAGATGTAGATGAAAATGATGCATCTCTTTTAAATCAAAAGGAAGAAGAGGAGCAAAAGAAAACTCCAGGTAGATCTAAAATCTCAAAAGATGGTACAGTTGAGTTAGTTAAAAAACTAATTGATGCTGGACAGATTATTCCTTTTGATGATGAAAAATCTATTGATGAATATAGCATAACTGACTTTGAAGAACTCTTTCAAGCAAACTTTGAAGAGAGAGAAAACAAAATTAGAGAATCTACACCAGCTGAATTCTTCCAATCTCTTCCTGAAGAACTTCAGGTAGCAGCTAAATATGTATCAGATGGTGGACAAGATTTAAAAGGACTATTTAAAATTCTTGCTCAGGTGGAAGAAACATTTGAGTTAGATCCTTCTGAGGCTAGTCATCAGGAAAAAATTGTAAGAGAATATCTTACTGCTACAAACTTTGGAACAGCAGAAGATATTGAGGAAGAAATTGAAAGTTGGAAAGATAGAGGTGATCTAGAAAGTAAGGCTAACAAGTTTAAGCCAAAACTAGATCAAATGCAGGCTCAGGTAGTGCAACAAAAACTTGCACAACAAGAGCACTTAAAACAAAGACAAGCGGCTCAAGCTCAGAAATATATGCAGAATGTATATGAGACCTTGAAGCCAGGAGAAATAAATGGTGTTAAAATAGACCGGAGAACTCAAGAGATGTTGTATGCTGGATTGGTTCAACCCCAGTATCCATCAATTAGTGGTAGACCTACTAATATGCTAGGACATCTTCTTGAGAAATATCAGTATGTTGAGCCTAACCACGGGTTGATTGCTGAAGCACTTTGGTTGTTGGCTGATCCTGAGTCTTATAAGACTAAGATTAAAGAACAGGGTCAAAAAGAAACAGTAGAGAAAACGGCAAGAATGTTAAAAACAGAGGAGGCCAGAAGAACAGGTAATTCTGCTGTTGTAGAAAAAGAAGAGGTAAAGCAAAAAACAATAAAAAGAAATAACAACTTTTTTAAACGATAAATAATTAAACTTAATTTTTTAAATCTAAATTAAAATGTCAACTCCAGTTTTAAATAATGGTATATATCTACGGGATACCAACTACGCAGCTAGTTCACACGTAGATTCTTACCACTTGGTAAACATGTTAAAGAATGCAGAACCAATGGACATGGGTCCAGTGGACTTGTGGGCTATGGCTCAAAAAGTAGAAATGCCTCTTTATCAAATGTCTAGCTTTGGTGGAAAGAATGTAATTATGGTCGATAATGCAAGAGGTGAGTACAAATGGCAAACTCCAGTTGTACAAGATCTTCCTTACATTGTTTCAGATATCGAGTCTGATAATGAAACAAAGGGTATTGATGGTACTACTTTTAAACTTAAAATTTCACGTCGTGAATTTGGTCATGGTGATATCATCACTTATGATAAGTACAACGGTGTTGAAATGTACATTGTTCCTGATCAAGACATCATTCCACTTGGAGATGGCTTTATTTACACTGTTCAACTTGTAAATAATGACAGCGCTAAGTTTTTGGATAACAAATATCTTGCTTCTGGTACTAAGGTATTCCGTAAAGGTTCTGCGCGTGGTGAGTATGGAGAACGTTTCTCTGACATCCAGATCCAATCAGGTTTCCGTGAATTCTACAACTTTGTAGGTGGAGCTGAAGCACACGTACACTATTCTGTTTCATCTCGCGCTGATCTTATGATCAAAGGTGGTATGAATGCAGATGGTACTGTACCTGTTACTGAAATCTGGAGAAACTTTGACCAGAACATGGATCCATCTATCACTAACCTTGAGAACATGGTTAGCCGTATGGGTAAGGATTATGTTAAAAAAGCAATGTCAAATGGTTCACTTTCACGTACCTTCTTGACCACAATGGAAGCAGCTCACTTGAGTAAAGTTGCAAGTGACATTGAAACTTACTTGATGTGGGGACAAGGTGGTAGAGTACGTCAGGATGGTCCAGATGATGTAAGATTGTCTGTGGGTCTTTGGAAACAACTTGATAACTCATTCAAGCGTGTATACAACAAGTCTGGTTTCAACTTGGATTTGTTCCGTTCTGAAATCTACAACTTCTATGCTGGTAAGGTTGAGTTTAAGGGTCCAGATCCTAAGCGTCAATTGATTGTACAAACCGGTATGGGTGGTATGCGTATGGTTAATGAAGCCATTAAGAAAGAGGCAGTAAACTCTGGTCTTCAGATCATGGCTGCTGATAACAATGGTATCGGTGCTATCACTGGTAAGGGAATGGATTTGAACTTCGGATTTGCATTCACTTCATATGTGATCCCATTCTTGGCAAATGTTAAGTTTGTATTGAACCCAGCATTTGACAACGTACATACCAATGACATTGAAAACCCAATCATTGATGGTTTCCCATTGTCTTCTTACAACTTCATTATCTTTGATATCACAGATAACACAAATGACAACATCTTCTTGTTGAAATTGTCTTGGGATAATCAATTGAAATGGTGGTATCAGAATGGTACTATGGATTACATGGGACGTACCCAAGGCTTCCAGTCTTCTGGACAGTTCAATGGTTACCGTGTATTCATGACTCAAACCATGCCTGCTATCTGGGTAAAAGACCCAACCAAAGTTTTGAAAATTGTTATGAGAAACCCAATCACTGGTGGATCATTCTAATCAATCATAAAAAGGGGGAGGGCAACCTCCCCTTTTACAATTAAAACTTTAATAAAGCTATGCAAGAATTTAAACTCCCTAGGGAAAAACAATGGCAGACACAGAGTGAGAGTATCCTTCAACACGGTCCTCTTTCTGGAACAACAGCACCTGATTTTATTCCCGCTGCTGTTGGTGTTGTTTACGTAAATACTTCTGCTCTAGTGATATACATTTCAACAGGTATTTCTTCAATTTCTGATTGGAGACAAATCTGGGCAGACTAAGATAGTAGTTCAAAAAGGGGGAAACTTATTATCCCCCTTTTTACTATTAATAAAAAATCACACTTAAATACATAAATCAAAAAAATCTTTTTATATTGCACTCAATATGAATAAAATACCTAGCCTTCAACAAATATTACCTCAATCTCCAGATGAGATTCAAAGATTTAGTACTGAGGCATCAGCAGCACCTGCAAGAATGTCTCACCTAAACAGAGCTGCATTATACTTTGGTATGGACGTAGAGTTCATTGAAGTAGACTTCAGCGTGACCAATGATATTTTTATAAACAAACCAGCAGGCTATATTAAACTTTTAAATATTAATATGGGTGGTGATGATACCAGACAGTTTAATATTATCTGGGATAGTGCTTTGTATCAGGGTCTAAAAGGTATAAAGACTCCTTATTATGCACAGTTTACTGCATTAAGTCCTAATAAATTAAATGCTGTTTATCCTATTACAACACCTGAAATTGCAACAGATGCATACATCCAAGTGGAATATTTTGCTACTGATGCTACTGTAGATGTTTCATTTTTTTACAGCGTCATCCCTCAATAATCAATTTTTTTTTAATAAACCAACACAATGAGTAACACATTTTTACATGTAGAGTATGGCGGTGCCAAAGCGGGACCAGTTGCCATAAAACCATTTTTTGATAATTCAATATCAAACATGGGTCTTGAAATATATGGACTTTCTTTATTTGAAGGTGTATTTCATGAAGAACAATTAACATGCATAGAAAACAACGGTATCAAGAGATACGTAACAGGCTTAAATGAATTTGCTCCAGAAGTAAAACTCATAAGAGATCCTGACCAAAAAGCAGCTAAAATCAAAGAAATCAGAACTGTTGTTTCTGAACTTGAAAAAGAAATGGCGGCCAATGTTATTGACATTGATGATCCTCAATTTTGGAATAAAGTAAAGCTTCTTAGACCTGACAATGATGACTTTTGGGGTTCTATTACCATTCGTTGTGGTAATACTCCTTTGTATCTTGAACCAGTAAAAGATCCATATGATCTAATTAAACTATATGCAATTGAAGCCGGTGGCTTTAGTATTGTATCTAAGAGCTATGAGGATGCCCGTTCACGACCAACACCTGTTAAGTTTTATTTAGATAAATACGAAAAAACAGCTACCACCCGTACAGAGGTTAAAAAGATCCGTAATAAAGCCCTTGCTGAACTACAGAAACTTTTTGATAAGAATGTTACTAAGCTAATGTATGTAGCAAAGATTGTAGATATCAATAGCATTCAATATAAAAAGAGCACTCCAAATGATGTTGTTTATGATAACATGGATATGTTTATTAATGGAGAAGGTTCTGAGAAAAGTGCTGCACGTGCTGCCCAAGCTTTCTTGGATGCTGTAGAACTAGATCTAGAAACTCTTAAAATCAAAGCAATCATCAGAGATGCTACGTATCTTAAGTTTATTGCTCTAAAATCAGATGGTTTTATTTATCATCTAGGTTCTTCTACAATGCTAGGTAGAAATCCTTCTGATGTAATTGAGTTCCTTAAAAACCCTCTTAACGAGGAAGTTCTTAAAGATCTGGTTAAAAAAACAGAAAAGTATTGGAATGAGTAATAACAATTAGTAACTTATTAGTATGGGAAATATGCTATATCAATCTTTTGATAATAAGAATACCATAAAAGGTAGTGGGACAGCTAAATACAGTAATGCAGCAACAAGACTTTCCTTGAATGCTGCTATTGATTTAACTAAGTCTTTATTGAATTATAAAAACGAAAATAACTATGGCAAATAAAAAGCCAATGATAAAGCGTAAAGATGGATCCTACAGCCAAAGAGGGCTGTGGGATAACATCCGTGCTAATAAAGGTTCTGGTAAGAAACCTACTGCTGAAATGTTAAAACAGGAAAAAAAGATTAAGTCTAAAACCAAAAAATAATGGCAGCTAAAAAAACAACCACTAAGAAATCATCTCCTTCAGTGTCTATGTCATCTAAAGCAGAAATGCGTAAATGGGAAGTAGAATCTGCTATGAACACATTACGTAGAGCAGATGAGATCCGTAAGGATGTTAAAATGATGGGTGATGTAAAGAAACTTGCTCAGGAGCAAATTAAAATGTTAGGTGGAATTGCTAACTCTAAAAAGTAAACAAAACGTCTAAATAGAAATTTTAAATTTATAAAAATGAAAAAAATAGTTAAAAAGTCCAGTAGTACCTCACGCACAAAAACAACTACACCTGTAAAAAAATATGCCCCAGGTGGATCAACTAAAAAAACAGTTGTTCCAGAATGCTCAAAAGGATACTTTTGGGATGGATCTAAATGTGTTGATTCAAAAACAAATAGACTGCCTAAAACTGTCTGGACAGATGATTTAGTAAAT